GTATGCTATCGACGCATTAGACTGATCCTGAATGTGCCGGATGATGCCCATCAAAACATCGGCGGTATGCTCGTCAGCACCATCATTAACGGGTCTAACACGCATAGATGGTGTGTTTTGTCTGATCTCATTAATAGTTCGATTGCAGAATTGTAGCAATCGGTTAACCACCAGCATCGGGCGTTCTTCACCGGGGCGGTTTCTGTCGTACTTCGCATATTCAGGCCATTGGTCGCCAAGTCGTGCAAAACGCACATCATCAAGCTGCTCTTGACGCGATTGTGCCTCGAACTCCATGCAGTTCTTGAAGCGCTCGCGTATTTCCGCAAGGATTTTTTCATCTTTCTCGGTGTTTTCAGTGTTGCCGCTGGCTGAACCGAGTGATTCAAGAACGGAATCGGCGTCAAGATTACTCATTATTATTGATCTCCTGTTCTAGCCTTTGTAATATTTTATAGCAGCTTACCAGAGCTTCAAGATATCTATTCCTTAAAATTTCAACATTTTTATTTGAAATCCATATGAAATTATCTATCTCTATGTCGTACCACTTAAAAAGATACGCATCTGCACCAGATAACTCCTGTATGCAGCGCAATACAATATCAATTTTATGTTTTCTTTCTTGAATTGTTTCTGGCATTTGTACTCCGCAACATTTTTAATTCTTTAGCGTGCTGTCTCCAGACACGTGATAACTGGGAAGTTATTCCGTCCATCTCTACGTCAGTCAATGGCCTGCCTAGTATATCACTTACGCGATACCCGCTCCTAATGTCTGTCAGTAGCTCAACTACACTGAATATTCCTATCTCCAGTTGCTCAATGCGCTCACTTACATCCATCCACCGCCCCCGCGCTCGTGATTATTGCGATTAGCCGGTTTAAGTGACTTGGCATGCCTGAGCGACATGACGCCGTAGCGCGTTGCCGACATCAGATCGTCTGCCAATTTGACTACCTTGCCATCTTTTCGATGATACATCCTGTATTCTTGAAACCATTCATTCAAATTGCTGAACACCTTCAGTCTCCCAGACTCCATTCGATCTAGCATCATCATCAACCCAGCTTCAACGCCGTTCGTACCATCCTCGAAAGTGGCATGTGTGTCGAGCATTTGTAGGTGCTCCTTTCGGTACTGATCGGCTAGTGCGTCCCCAGAGCCTTTATCATGCTGATATCCATCATGAGGCCATGCCCACGGCAATTTGTCTCCCCACGGGCGTAGTGATGCGGCATGCTGCTGCGGCGTGGCCTCTCGTTTACGATAGCAGTGTGTGACATATACCACATCTCCGTCTCTGTCCCATGCTAATTTGACGGCTGCTGTAGGATGATCCCAGCCAAAATCCAGCGCGCCGATTTGAGGCCAATGACGCGGTATTTCCAATGGGGGTATTGTTATTTCTGATTCTGCGACCGGGAATATACGGCCTGAACCGAGCATCGGCGTACCTTTCGTTCGCGCCTCTCTTTCGTGAGCGGGGAACTGGTCGATAATGCGCTGGCGTTCCTCTGGATGAATATGCAGCGCGTCATCGATTGTCATGTTCGTGTCGTGCTGGCCTGCGCTTGGTGTCAGCAAAAACCCGCTAACAACGCCAGTCATACCAAGCAGAGGGGTAAATGTGATAGCGAGAATACCGCGCGTTGCTATCGTGCGCGCCAATGCTTCGAAATAGATGTCTTCTGGAGGTTCCTCATCGAGCCAAACATAATCAATGGGCGGCCCCTGCCATTTCTGCCGACCCTGCTCGTAGTATTTTAGCTGTAGCGTGGATTCTCCACCTGAAACGTGCTTTACCTTGACGAAGTCGAATAGACCGGCTACACCGCGAGCTGGGCGCACGCTGATGATATCCTCTCCTGGTATTGAGCCTGTCCCTTCATTGCCGACTGTGCCCATCAACGCGCGCTGCGGATTGTTGCGCGTTGTTTCGCCTGTATCTGAGCCAGCCCATGCCATTATCGGCTTGTCGAATCGTTTTCCGTTCCACCAGTCAGGGTATTTACCAGTGAGGTGCATAGCCAGCTCCATGCCTCCGCTGTGAGTTTTGCCGCAATTATGATGCACCATACCAGCAGCACAATAGTTGTCATAGATCGGCACCCTGCAATCTATTATGGGTTGGTAACCAATAGGGACTATTGCAATAATACGGGCATCATTAATCAGTTTAGGGTGTTTACATGGCAATAAAATCCGTATGCGACTAGCATTCCCAATTAATTCGTCAGTGGATTGAGGTCGATGGATTAACCCAGCGCGATGTTGCCATTGGTACGGTAGAACGCTACTTGGCATCCTCGGGGCTGAAAACAGCTCGAACAGGGCCGCGCGCTGCTCAAAATCATAGACAAAAATGGTCTGGAGGTCGTGTTCTTGATAAATATTGGTACATTTCTGTATTTGCCCCAATGCACCCTCTAGCGAAAATTGGAGGCTATGTGTCAGAGCATCGGCTGATGATTGACCATTTATATAGCCATACGCAACACAACTGGCCTGATAATCTGCAGCTGCATGTGTCGAATAGTGCCCACTTGAAAGAGACATTAACTGGTCGAGCGAAATGTAGCCGTGTTCGGTTAATATTTGGTGATTGGCAGAGCAGTCGAAGAAACGACCCTGTGCCGTCACTAGACGAAACGCTAGCTCTATGCCCCGCAGATATCCGGCTGAAATTTGAGAGACATGTTGCGATTCACCAGCCCACGAATGAACATGTACGCCTGACTCGAAAAAAACTTTGGAGGCTAGGCGCTCACCAGCCGCCGTTTCAATGAATGACCATGGCCCACTGCACTGATTCCCGGCGCGCAGTAGCCGCTGGTTAAAATGGTTCCCCGCAGCATGAAACTCGCGCTGTTTCGGATACGGGTCATAGCGAGACAGCTTCGTCCGCGACATATACAATTCGCGCTGTTCGTGCAGTATCAGTGCCTCACGTTTTTCTGCTGTCACTGCGCTACCGATATCATATTTTTCCTCCAACTAATCGTTGATAGCGCGCCTCTTGCTCATCAGTCCATTCCAGCGCCTCTGGCGGTTTCTTTTCATAGCTACCGGTTACCTGCATCAATGCCAGCCCGAGCGCAGAGCCCTCCTTGCTCATCGCAACCAGTTCGCGCACTCGCGCACGATTCTCTGTGCCAGCAGCTCGGATTGAGCCATATTCCGATTCTATCTCATCAAGCGCAGCTCGTGCATCCATCGCGCATCGTCTCGCCACCTCCGCACCAACGCGAGCGGCAATAGCCAGGTCATCGGAGCATTTCTGCAGCTCATGCAGCACATTTACTGGGGCGACTAAAGCCTGGGCCTCGCCAGCGCTCATGTACGTGCCAGCAGTCGGTTTTTTAGTTTTACTAGCGGGAAAACGCTTCCCTATCGACGATATGTGCATACCATATCTCGCCGCCACGGTTTTTCGCGGTATGCCTGATTCGATCTGGGCTTTGATCTCAAGCCACACGGCCTCGGGTAATTTTGACTCTCTTCCTGCTTTCATGTCGCATATTTTCGCACATTTGCTATTTTGCGCGATATTATTTTGCGCAATGCGCGCAAATATATTACAAATGTATGTTTTTTATGTGAATTGTATTGCGCACATTTTTCGATAAATGTGTTGACACAAGACATGATGTCTATATAATAGTCACCAAGGAAGCGGAATTGTCCGGTTCCCCTAACTAGGATAATAAAATGAATACAAAAACCATTAATGATGCCGTAGCTGCCTGTGAAGCAGCCGATGCTGCCTACGATACTGCCAAAACCGCCTATAATGATGCCAAAGCCGCCGGTGCTGCCGGTGCTGCCGGTGCTGCCGGTGCTGCCTATGAGGCGGCCGTAGCTGCCTGTGAAGCAGCCGATGCTGCGTATGAGGCAGCCGTAGCTGCCTAATGTACTCACTGTCCGGTTCCCATACCTGGGATAATAAAATGGCAGATATAAGAGATTCAGAATTTGGTTCGTGGGGCGGTCACAGCTCCACGACAAGCGCCACTGAAAAGAAGTGCAGGGATGCACTTCTTAGTCGTCCGAGTGAATTGGACGACAATGGGCAGGATGCCCTGATAGAGTCGGCAATTGCCGACCCACGCTCAGAATTACTGAGCGTGAAGCGGTGCCCTTGGACACCGGACGGAAAAAAAATTAATAGGGGGATCAGCATCTCCCTATTAAGGGAGATAGTCAGATTTTCTGCTGACGACCTGTCAGCAGAAACCTTTGCCGCCCTGGCGGCGGCTCATCCGCAAATTGCGGATATTTGATCGCATAAAGGAGGCTGAGATATGATTAACTTGACACCGCACGATATAATCGTGCGGAAACCAGACGGTACGGACACCGTTTTTAAAAAATCAGGGACGGTTGCCCGTGTAGAGGCGTGCGAAGAGGTTATCGGCACATGCCAGATAACCGGCGCACAAATAGTGCGCCGCACGCTGGGCGCTGTAACCGGCCTGCCAACGGACGGCGCGCCCTGCATTGTTTCAGGCATGGTTCTTGAAGCATGCAAGGGCATGACGACCGGGGTTTTTGCCCCCGATACCGGCGCTACTGCCATCAGGGACGAAAAGGGCCATATTGTGGCCGTAACGCGGCTTGTTGCCGCTTAGTTACCAATGCCGCATCCTTGCGGAGTTGGGCGGGTTCAGAGATTGATCTGTAACAAAACCTGCCGCACGGACGCGGCACTAATTGGAGATAGAACAATGACCGGCGACGAACTACGCTCCATGCGTCTGTTGTCATGCCTAACCCAGCGCGAAGCCGCGGCTCGCCTTGGCATCAGCGAGCGCCAACTTTCTCGGCTTGAAACAGGCGCATCAAAAATATCCAAAACTCTGACAAAATTGATTTCATCAGGGGTTTTGTCTACCCCGTAGCTCCCCAAACTCGCAGAGCCGATACCTGTCGAGTACCGGCCTGTACCTCCATCGCGGAAACCCCCCCATAAACCTGTCCGGGATTCCGCGCATGCTCATTCCGTCGTTTTTCCGCAACTTTGCACGAACCGTCCTGTTTGTTCAAATATACGCAATCCGCGCATCTCATCCACACGCTGACGTTTATGCTGTCCGTAGCTATCACAATGTGCGCTTTCTCATCAAATACCAGTCAAACGCCACATGGCGCGCAGCTTCTTCATCGACGCCACCATCACATATCATGATCGACACTCGCTCACAGTACGCCTCACGTTCCGCGTCATCTGGAGGTAAATTTACGCACTGCAGCTCACTATCAAAAAACTCACCGTCTGTCATATTTTCACCTGTTTTCATCGACGTTCTTTTGTTTTCGAGTCCATCCAAACTTTTCAGCCGCATAGTTCGCATTGCGCTCAATTATCATCACACGATTTTTGGCGTAGTACCGGCGTTGTCGCTCTCGCTCGCATACTTTGCAAATATTGTCGTTATGCCGGTGCCCAAGCTTGCAGGTTTTCATGTCAGTCATCGTCAAAAGGGGATGTCGTCATCAAAACCGCTTCCGTCAATCATATCTGGCTCCTGACTCGCCGGTTTCCGCTGACTGCGCTGCTCATCACCG